TTCCATTCATTATCATCAGTCAACAACATGACTAAAGTTTCTAATCTTCTCAAATTTAATTGTACTTCTAAACTTATCTACCAGCACATCCTGTTTATGACTAATCACAAAAATATTCTCATCAGATAGAGTATTGAGAATTTTTAAAAACTCATCTGTGCCTGCACCATCAAGAGAGCTATCAAAAATCTCATCCAGCATCAGCAGATTAGTGTTGGTGCTGTTCTTCATCTTTGCAACAGCTCTCCATGTAAACAGAAGTGCCAAATCAATACGCATCTTCTCACCTTCACTAAACGAATCATAAGTAAACTCATCACGATATCTTGACTTGATGGTTTCTTCAAAACTTTCATTCAGAGTGAAGTTCACATAGAATTCCATAGCAGTCAAATAGGTATTAATTAACTTATTCATGATAGGAAGATATTGCTTGATAATCTTAGTCTTGATACCAGTATCTTGAAGCATGCTTTTTGCGGCTTCTGAATAAGTCAAATCCTCACGCAATTTTGATTTATGTTCTTTTATAGCTTTCAAACTTTCTTTAAGTTCTTCCGTTCTCTCATAATCAGATTTACTTACATCACCAGTTTCTAATTGGGCAATCTCAGTCTGAAGTGTAGAGTTAAACTTTTCTAATTGTACAACAGAGCTGTGATCTTTTGCAACCTGTACTTCATTCTCTCGTATTTTATCTGCAATATCAGAAATCTCTTTTTGTCTCTCCTTTGATTTCTTCAGTTCTTCTTCAAGTTCCTTCAGACCATTTGAGAATTTGGTTACATCTTTCTGTTTAGCAGATATCATTTCCTTCTTGAAAATTTCATCTATATGTTGCTGACAGGTAGGGCAGTCATCATTATTCTCAAAGAAGTCAACAACTTTAGAATGAGCTTTATGCTTCTCTACTAGAGTAGACTTTATATCTCTTAACTTGTTGTAACTCTTTTTAACTTTATCGTTATCAGAAATTTGACTTAACAAATTATCGTTCTCTTGTTGAAGTTTTTCAATAATAGACTTCCTTGAGAAAATCTCTTCTTCATTACCAGAAATGAGATTAGTCTTTTCTACAATTAGTTTGTCCTTATTCTTCTTTACATCATCAATATACTTTTCTTGTAAGCCAACCTTCTCTGTAGTAAGTTCCATTTGATAATCAATATCACGAATGTTATCAGATATATTTTTAAGTTTTTGCTTCAGCAACATATTCATCAACGAGAAAATTTGAATATCAAGAATCTCTTCCACCACCTCTCTACGATGACGAGATTTTAATTGCATGAATGGAACGAATGTAGATGATCCAAGAATAACAACTTGGGTGAAGCTACGATAGTTCAGTTTAAGGATTTGTTGTTCTAGATACTTCTGATAATCTCTAACATTCGCATCTTGATTATACATCTTACCATTAATGTATATCTCAAAAATGTTTGGCTTAATACCACGAACCACTTTGATTTTCTTGGAACCAATTTTAAATTCTATCTCTACGAGACAACCACTACCGTTCACAGAATTTAATAGCTGCGGTTTATTGATGCCCCGAAAAGGCTTACCAAACAAACCAAAGCACAGCGCATCAAGAACAGTAGACTTGCCTGCTCCATTCTCACCAATAATCAGTGTGGTGGGATTTCGGTCTAGTTGTATTTCTATAAAGTTATTACCAGTTGAAAGAAAGTTCTTCCAACGAACATATTTAAATTCAATCAAAGTTCTAAATCCTGCGCCTCGTTATAAAGTGCTTTCATAGTATTTTTAAGTCTAGTCTTATCCAGTGTCAAATCTAGCTCATCAACATACCTCTCAAGCAAAGTCAAAGTATCTTCTGTATTTTCTACAATATCATCCGATACATTGGTTGCATCCAGCTCTGAAAAATCTTCAATGATTTTTACATCGTATGCATCAACATCAAGAAGTCGATCAACAAATTTATCAAACTCATACAAGTCTTTCTTATTGACAATAATCAGTTTTACATACTTCTCTTTGTATTGTTCAACATCATGATTACTATAATCTTCTTGAGTATCATCATAAAATATCTTATTGAAAAGTGTATAAGGATTTACAATGCGTTCAAGTTCTCTTGTATTTGTATCAAAAATATGAAAGCCTTTTGGATCATCAAAATCACTCCAAGTAATCTGGTATGGTGTTCCTAGATAATAAATTTGACCATCATCTGACTTGTGATGAAAATGTCCACTAAAAATAGTATCAAACCTACGAAAGAGCTTTCTGTCATATCCATTCTCTGAATACTGTCCACGGTGCATCTGAAAGCCACTAATTTCTAAATGACCCATCATAAGATCAGTCTTTGCAGTATTGAGAAATTTTATAGACTTATCATAATTGTTTGCGTTAATCCACGGCATAAACAAAATAGGTGTGCCGTCAAATTCTACAATTTGTGGCTCTGAATAAATCCATACTTTATCATCAGAAAATGGGTTTTCACCGCCTCTTCCCACAAGTTCATCCATAGAATTTATTTCATTAGTGTTCTTATAGTAGGTATCATGATTGCCAATAATAATATGTAAATCAATACCTAGCTCCTTAAATTTCTCAATGAAACGACTACGAAAATCATGAGCAATACGATAACTTATATACTTACGACGATCAACAACATCCCCCATATGAATGCATGTTGTGATACCTCTTTCTTTTAGTGTAGGAAAGAAAATATTTTCATAAAATTTAAAGAAGTATTCGTTGAAATTTAGATTATCATTTCTTGCACCAAAATGTGTATCAGTAATAATTGCAATTTTCAAATTAAGTTTCTTCTTCCATAAATGTTTCAAGGCCTTTTGACTTAGGCGTCAATTTCTTTTTTGGTTTATATACATCTTCATCTGGAAGCATTACGGTAGGATCAAATCCCATTACAGAATATGATGCATCATCTCCATCCATTGTTGTCCAAGCTTTGTATTGAAAATTTTCTATCATTTTATTTCTGACATGAGTTTGCTTTTTCTCTTTTGCAATCCTTCGAAGAAATGCATAGTAGATGATTTGCGTAAAATAAGCAAATGGGTTATTTGATTTTTCTGGATTAAAGTTTGCAACATACTGCAAACAGTTTTCGATGCCATCAGATATCATTTCATCTCTGTATGTGTAATTAATAAAATTGGGACGATAAGAAAGGTGAGTTGCTATTTTAAGAAAGCACTCTCCAATATAATTAGTTACAGGTGGTTGGTCTTCTTCATTATCTTTGGCAACTTTACATTTTTCTTTAAACTCAACCATAGCCCTTAGAAATTCTTTATTATCAACGTAATGCACACCTTTTGATTTTTTAGTTTTAGCCATAATCACTCCTTAAACGATTTACTATTATTACATCATACACTATAATTATTATAATGTCAAGTATCAAAAGGGAATTGACATTATAAAAAAAGTGTGTATAATAGAGTATGTGTTCTCTTAATGAACAGTATTACTATCTGTTTTAAGTTCTTCTAGCAATTCATCATATACATCTTCATCTTTAACGTCATCCAAAGTTGACCTTTTTTCAGGAGTATCTAATTGTTTAATTTCGTTCATTACATGTTCATAATATCTAGATAGGCCAGGAGAAGCATTAGCAACCAATAATACATGGTCACTCTTTATTAAAAAAAGAGATTGTTCTGTGTAAGGCCCTATCCAGCGACTAAGATTTAAAGAATCAACAGGGCCTTCCTTTGTCATAAATGAATGAACTTCCATTTTTAGAGGAAAATTTATTTTATATTCACCATTATCAATATCATCACCCAATTGACAAATGATTTCTTCTCCATTTGTAAGCTTAACAACTTTATATGATGGCGTATTCATTTTAAATTTATCCTACTTATTTCGTATGAAAATTGTTGTTCATTATAGATATTTATTCGTTGCATGAAATGTGTTAATGTAAAATTTCTTCTTTCTTTATAAGATACATCATCAGCTATGTCAAAAACTAGAATGGAATTTTTATTTTCACTAATACGCAATCCTCTCCCGATTGATTGCAATACCCTAATTTTAGACTTGGACGGTGAAGCGAACACGATGTTATTGATATTCCTAATATTAATACCAGTAGAAAAGGTGCCATAACTTGCAATGATAATCGAATTTTTTTCATTTTCTACTATGCTTCTAATACTCTCTCTTGTTCCTGTATCCGTTCCACCATAAACAAAAAATATTTTACGATCCTTTACTTCATCTTCTACTTGTTCATGTAATATTTTTCCATGCTTCTCTACGAGCTGAAATAAACATAATGTATTGCCAGGAATATTGCGACACAAATCAACAATAAATTTATTCCTAGCGCTATTCGTAACCAAATATTCAAGTTCTTCAGCATATGTCATTTTCTCTCTTATAGGTGGATGTTTCAATACTATACATTTAATCTTTAAATCAGCCAATGTTTTTTTATCCATCAACTCCTTTGTTGTTGTTATAGTTTCAACTGCACCAAATAGTCCCTCTAATACTAGTTGATGCGTCTGTGTACCGTCTAGCGTCCCTGTAAGACCGAACCTGTACTTACATTGATGCAACTTAGTCATTATACCTATAAGAGACTTTGCTTTAAATAAATGAGCTTCATCTCCAAACACACAATCAAACTGTTCAAAATATTTCTTTGGCATTTTATAGATAGATTGCCACGTCGATATCACAACATCCTTGGTTATTTTTTTGTCATGGCCTTGATATATTCTTTGACAATATGTGCCGGGACTCCAACCATAATCTTGAAAGTCAGAATACAT